GAGAGTACGCTAAAAAACTTTTAGATACTTATTATCGTCATGATAGAATTATCATGAGAATCCAAGATCCAGAACCATATTACTATAAAGGATATGAATTTTTCCCAGACTTCCACAAATATCCTTATGCAGAAAGTTTGCTTCTGAGAGGACTAGGAACTGTTTATACTCTTCCTATCTTAGCGGAGGATGTAAATTTTCCTGCTACATTCTTTCTAAACAATCCAGATTTTTATAAAGAAGAACAAAAACCAGGGCACTTTGAGTCTTACGGAATTGCTCTTAATTGGTGGAAAGAAAAGGGATGCAAGAAATCAATTAAAGATTTAACAACCATGATTAAAATTATTGATTACTTCCCATACTTTGATGAAACTGGTAGAGAACTTTTAGACTTGAGAGTTAATCTATTGAAAGATCATGTTGATCAATTTATTATTTGTGAATCAAATAAAACTCATAGCGGAATTCCAACTAAACCAGGACTTAGAGATGCAATAAGATATTACAACTTACCAGAAGAAAAAATTCGTATTATTGATCTTAACATTCCCGATGAAGAACATCTTGTTGTGGAAGAAATAGATCGTTTAAATTGTTATGATGGTAATGTTGATGATATTAACTCTTTGAGAGCAAGAGTTAGAGAAAGAATGCAAAAAGATGCACTTCTTGAGGTATTAGATGATTACGATGATGATTGTATGATCATTCATGGTGATAATGATGAAATAATCGATCCAATTTACATTAAGGATATTAAAAATACTCTCTTGAATCATCCAAATGGATATGTTAAAATACCACTATCTTATCATGAAGGTCGAGCAGATTTGAGAGTATATGATAAGAACACTGGTCATCCAGTTCATTGGGCTATGTTTGCCACGAATAGGTCAGTTTTTAAAAAGACAACACCAATTCGTATGAGGTCTGATAAAGAAGTTCCTTCTGAATTTTATCTTCTTTATATGATTAATTCCGATGGAAAAGCAATTGATGAAATGGGATGGCACTTCTCTTGGATGGGTGATACTAAAAGGAGATCTATTAAGGCAAAATCTTTTGCTCATTATAATGATAATCTTCCATTCTTATCTAATTCTAGATATGAAAATGAAAACCTATCAAAGATTTATACTGCAGGATCTACGCCTCCTTGTGGAAATGTGAATTATGTTTTGAAGGAATATCCTATTAAAAATCTTCCTCAAATAATGATTGAAACTCCAAGAATGAAGGAATTTTTCTTACCAGAAACTCCAGGTTATAAACTTTCAGTTTCAAAAGAACCAAAGACTTCAATTATTGTTTGTGAAAATTTTTATGAAGATCCATACTCTGTAAGGGACTATGCTCTTAGTTTAGAGTATGAAGAAAGTGACTATCATAGAGGAAGAAGAACCCCACAACAACATGTATTTCCTGGAATAAAGGAAAAGTTCGAACAACTTTTAGGAAAGAAAATCACACGCTGGACGGAAACTTATGGTATGTGTGGTAGATTTCAATATTGTACTGCAGAGGATGCAATTGTTTATCATGGTGATGCCCAACAGTGGGCTGCTGTGGTATACTTAACTCCGGATGCACCATATGAAACTGGAACTTCTTTATTAGTCCATAAAAAAACTGGAATTCGTCATTGTAGTCATCCTAATATCTGGGATGCCTGGAAAGATACTGCACCGACAGGTTTGTATCTGGATGGAACTCCTTGGGATGAGATTGACAAGGTTGGAAATGTTTTTAATAGATTGATTATTTGGGACGGTCACTGCCCTCATGCCGCTTCAAAGTATTTTGGATTTACAAAAGAAACTTCTAGACTTTTCCACATTTTCTTTTTTGACACTGATGATACTCCATCTTGGGTTAACTAATTGTAAAACTTTATAAATTATTAAAATACATCGAACAATTATGAACTTTACTGTATATTCAAAAGAAAATTGTCCTTATTGCTATAAAGTCAAACAAGTATTAGAGTTGACTGGAAGCAACTTTGTAGTGTATAATCTTGATGAACACTTTACCAAAAATGAGTTTTATGCCGAGTTTGGTGAAGGATCTACATTTCCTCAGGTCATCTGTGATGATAAAAAACTTGGTGGATGTACTGATACCGTTAAATTTTTAAAAGAAAAACAAATTGTCTGATAGTAACATAAATAACTTTAACCACAAAAACCGTGGTGTTGAACTCATTCTTAATGGAGGTAAAAGAAAGCAAACTCATCCATTCCATCTCATTTTTGAGAAGATAGTTTGCTTTCTGAATCGGGAAGTAACTATCTATTTTGAATTTTCCTTAAAATCAAGGAAGAAAAAAGTAGTTTCCCGGAGAAAAAGAAATGTTAGCAGTTAGTTTAGTTTTAGGTTCCTTTCTAACCATTTTGTTTCTTATAGTGGGACTTGTAGTTGGTTGGGTTGCTAGAGAATATATGATGACTCATCAAGAAGGCCCTAAACAAATTGCATATCATCCAGAGTTTTATAATAAAGATGGCGATCTGATTGATGAAGAAATTGTATCCGTTAGATTTGAACAAGGATACTTTGATGATGATTTTGAAATGGAAGATGTAGAAGACGAAGAATAATATAAAAATAAATATCAATAATAGTATTCAATATCCTGTAAAATTATGACTACGAACACAAAATCAAAAACAATTGTAAAAAAAACTATAGCAAAACCAAAGGTATCAGAAACACAAATTCCTGATCTTCCCTCCAATCCCTTTGTTTTTGAAATTTTGAATGTTGTTACAAAACAAAGAACCAATGCTAAAAAAGTAGAAGCACTTAAAAAGTTTGAGCATCCTTGTCTCAAAGCAATATTCATTTGGAACTTTGACGAATCTATCGTTTCGTCACTCCCTCCCGGTGATGTTCCTTATGCTGCTGTGGACGAGATGGACTCATTCAAAGGAACATTGAGTGAAAAAATTTCTGATGCTGTAGAAAAAATGGGTGAACTTGGAACTAACTCTCTCGGTTCTCAAGATCAGGGACGTTCTTCAATTCGTAAAGAATATGAAAAGTTTTATAATTTTATAAAAGGTGGTAATGATGGTCTAAGTTCGATGCGTAGAGAGACCATGTTTATTAATCTTCTTCAAGGTCTTCATCCCCTTGAAGCAGAAATTATTTGTCTTGTAAAAGATAAGCAACTTCAAACAAAGTATAAGATTACAAAGGAAATTGTTTCGGAGGCGTATCCCGATATTCAGTGGGGAGGTCGTTCGTGAGTAAACTTGGTGATGTTGTTGAAAAGGCACAAAACAAAGAAAAGCATATGGATTCCTGGACACCTGCAGAAAAAGAAACTTGTAAGTCACGCTACGGTTGTGAGATTCTGATTCAAGGTGGCACCTATGCTGAAGTATGCACTAAGGATGCTCCAAACGACGCTTATATTATCAAGTATATGATTGATGATAAGATTTGTTTTGACCTGACTCGTGGAGGAAGAATCAAATTGTTTGATATGTATTGGGATAAGTTTCGTGAGAATCTAAAGAGTATTGACTTTGGTTATGGGAGAGTCAACCCAAAACTCTGGGGTTATAAGTCACCCGAAAAGAAAAAGCGGAAATAGTTTCACGGATGCTGGGAAAAAATCCCGGCAATTTTTTTGACCCTTAAGATTTTATAAAATTGTAACATTTCATACAATGGAAAATTGCTATATACCGGGAATAGGTCTATAATGACCTTACGTTCATCAGAGGAAACTCTGACGCAAGTAGGACGACGCGGAACGCATTATCGTTCATTCGCTATTCGAAAATAGCGAACGGAAACGCCGCCCAAAGGAACGGGACTTAAACATCTCATTTCTTTAGGAGAAAACAAATGGCAAAAATTGTGTATAGGGGCGTAGAGTATGATACTCAAAAGCGTCTTGAGTATCAACAGCAAATGATGCAACAACCTCAACAATACAATGAGACCTATCGTGGGGTCAAGTTTGTAAAAGAGGGGCATAAGTGATGAAAAAACTCAATGCACTTCAACTCATTAAAGAGCAGAAGCAAAAAGAGAATCGTCGTCATCAAGCACTGCTTGTAAACGCAGGGGCAAAGTGATGTTAATCATCGCACAAATTACAGTTGCGTCTGCTACTTTTATTACTTTATTATCACTGTATATCCAGTGGATTTATAAGTAAATCAAAAGGAGGGTTGATCCCCTCCTTTTTTTATGCTAAAATTCTGAGAGAGAACGGTATCTTATGGACAAAGACAAACTAAAACTCATCGTTCGTAATCTTGAACTATTGGTTGATTCTCTGAAAGCAGAAGTTTATTCTGATGTTTCTGCTTATAAACATACAGAACCAGACGTAAGAAAAAGACCACTTTTAGATTACGATGAAATTTTTGAGGATTCGGATTTAGATGACTGATACATCAAGAGCAAAGAAACTTGTAAAACTTCTTGAACGATTGATCAAGCAAGATCATCTTTATAATGATGATAAAATTCAAGAAATGAAAGCACAACTTCGTGCAGTAAAAGAACAAATAAAAGAACTAGAAGCAAAAACATCAAAAGGATTTGGAAAGAAATGAAACCTATTAAAGCAAAAGACCTTCTTGAACTGGATAAAAGGCTTGAAGTTGTTAAACTTCAGGGATATCCAATCCCAGAACAAGTTATTTGGCAAGCAGGAAAGGGCGATTATTCTGAAGTTCCAATTCATAATGTTCCAGTTCCCAACCATCATGAATGTGGTCAGTGGATTGTTGAGCAATTGCTAGCTAATGAGAGGGGGCATTGGGGTCCAATAGAGCATCCTGGTATTACTTTTTCTTGTGCTGGATTTGTTCATAATGTTATCGTTCAGGCAAGAACTCACCGTATTGGAACCAGTTGGGATGTCCAGTCTCAGCGTTATACAGGAAAGCGTGTTCTCAAAGTTGCCAAGCGTGAACTTGATGTTGAAGAAGTATTCTATGTGCGCCCTGAGGGGTTCTACACTAACCGTAAGGGTAAGAAGTATGAATGGACCGAAGAGCACCGACAACGCAAGTTAGAGCGCATTCTGAGTGAGTGTGAGGAGTATTCTGAGTATTATGAGCAAGGTATGTGTGAAGAGCATATTCGTGATTATCTTCCTCAGGCAATTCGGCAAAACTTTGTAGTCTCATTTAACCTTCGTTCTGTTCTTCACTTTATGGACCTTCGTTCTAAACTTGATGCTCAAATTGAGATTCAAGCACTTTGTGACGCAATTGCTCCAGAACTTCAAAAGTGGTCTCCGAATGTTTGGAAGTATTATGAAGAAAAAAGGTTACATCGCGCTCGTTTGAGTCCATAATAAATATTTTTATCTTGAATTCGTAACTTTATGCCTGTATATCCTGTAGTCAATACAAAAACTGGTGAACAGAAAGAAGTGGAAATGAGTATCCACGACTGGGACCAATGGAAAAATGATAATCCTGATTGGATCCGAGACTGGTCTGATCCTTCTACTTGCCCATCTCCAGCTGAGGTGGGAGAATGGAGGGATAAACTGATTAATCGCAATCCTGGATGGAATGAAGTTTTAGATCGTGCAAGCAAAGCACCAAAGTCAACTGTAAAGAAACTCTAATATGGCAAGAAGAAAAAGAGCAGAGCAACCAATCGGGGTTGGTCTTACTACTCGACAAATGAAGCGTAAAAAACCACTAAGTGGAGAATATCTTGTAGATATTGAACCACTTACAGATAATCAAAGAAAGTTATTTGATTCATATAAAGATCAAAAACATTTGGTTGCCTATGGTTGTGCTGGCACTGGTAAGACTTTTATTACACTTTATAATGCTATTCAAGATGTTTTAAACGAAAGAAGTCCTTATGAAAGGGTTTATATTGTTCGCTCTTTAGTTGCTACTCGTGAGATTGGATTCCTACCTGGAAGTCATGATGATAAAGCAGACATTTACCAAATTCCTTATAAGAATATGGTGAAATATATGTTCCAACTTTCAAGTGATGCTGAGTTTGAAATGCTTTATGGAAATCTTAAAGCACAAGAAACCATTAAATTCTGGTCTACCTCATTCCTTCGTGGTACAACTCTTGACAATGCCATCATTATTGTGGATGAGTTTCAGAATCTTAATTTCCATGAATTAGATTCTATTATCACTCGTGTTGGTGAAAATACCAAAATTATGTTCTGCGGAGACGCTACTCAGTCTGACTTGCAAAAGACAAACGAAAGAAACGGGATTGTAGACTTTATGACAGTCTTGCGTAAAATGCCTTCGTTTGATATAATTGAGTTTGGTGTAGAAGACATTGTTCGTTCTGGGCTTGTTAAAGAATATATTCTTGCTAAAATGGAGGCAGGTTTTTGATATTTAATCATATTGATTTGAATCTTCCCAAACTTGAACGGGAAACTATAGATGGTATTCGATATTATAAAGTTCCAGATTTAGAAGAACTTCTTCGTCTAGTTTCTATTACCTCTGTTACCAGTCATAAAAACCGCCAGGTATTTGTTAACTGGCGAAAAAAAGTTGGTGAAGAAGAAGCAGATAAAATTACTAGACAAGCAACAAGTCGTGGTACTGATATGCATACACTTGTTGAAAACTATTTGTATAATAGAGATCTTCCAGACGTTCAACCGTTGTCTGATTTCTTATTTAAGATTTCTAAGTCAACTCTCAATCGCATAAATAATATTCATGCCCTTGAGGGGTCTCTTTATAGTAAACAACTGGGTATTGCTGGTACTGTTGACTGTATTGCAGAATTCGATGGCGAATTAGCAATTATAGACTTTAAGACTTCTAAAAAACCAAAACCACGCGAGTGGATTGAACATTACTTTGTTCAGTGTATGGCATATGGTTGTATGCTTTACGAACTAACAGGTATTCCTGTTAAAAAACTTGTAATCATTATGGCTTGCGAAAATGGAGAATGCGTCGTCTATGAAGAAAGAGACAAAACAAAATACATCAAACTCCTCACCGAATACATTAGAGAGTTTGTTAGAGATAAATTGGAATCATATGGAACCAAATAAGGAATTAGAACAAGTTATAGAAAATAAGTTTCTTACACCCTCCAAGTTTGCTCTGGAAATAGAGCACATTGTGGCAAGTGAAAACATGAATTATATTGATGCCATCTGCCACTATTGTGAAATCAATAGTCTTGAAGTAGACTCAGTAACGAAACTTATTTCAAAACCTCTTAAGGAAAGACTAAAATGGGATGCCATTCGTCTTAACTTTATGAAAAAAACATCGAGAGCAAAATTGCCTTTGTGATTGTGTCACCATTTGAAACTTATCAACATTATTTGTCACTTAAAAATCATTTTACAAATCCCAAATACGACTTTTTTAAATATGGTGCGAAGACTCGCGCCAGTATTACTTCGTTTAATAAACGGCGCGATAAATACTGGTTCGAGAAAACATCAAGAAAGTATAATGATAAAGAAGTCGTAGATTTTCTTGTATCAAACTTTGTAGCAACAGATTCACCGAGTAACTTATGGATTGGAGAAATTATCAATTCTGGCGAAAGAACATACGCAGAGTGGATGCGGAGACATCAGAGTTTGACTTACTTATTCAAAGAGCAAAGCAACGAATTGCTCTCGGAGAACAAATTAGAGGATGTTTTCAATTGTTCCAAAGGACACCCAATTATTCTCAAAAAGTTTCTAAGCGGGCAATTATCGCTAGAAACCTTAGTAATTTACGACAAAATATTTGGTTTCTCAAAAACTTTTGATAAAAAACTTTTAGATCCAGTGTGGGAAACCGTCAGTTTGAAAATTAAAAAATATATGCCATTCATAAATATGGATGTATTCCAGTACAAAAGGATTTTACGGGACATTCTCAATGAGTAACTTTTTTGACTCTGATATTATCCAAGATGAACTAAAAGAAATCAATCAGTTACAAGAGCAAATTTACGGAAGTATTTTGACTTTTGGTGTAATGGATCGTGAAACCAAACTGGAACATATTGAAAAACTTGAGATCTTGCTAGAAAAGCAAAGAGTGATGTATACTAGGTTGTCTCTTTCTGACGACCCCAAAGCGGTTGAGATGAAAGAGAACCTTCGCAAATCAGTCGCACTGATGGGATTCCCACCAGAAACTGATATGCAAATTTTATTCAATAGTATGACTAAGACTATTCAATCTCTTAAACAGTATATTGACAGTTGAAAGAATTTGTGATATATTACTTGAGTAATCTCTTAACTACAATGGCATCTAAACTTGAAATGACAGTTTCTGATGTTGAGGTAAGGTATCCTCAATTTAAATCAGATAGAGTCAAATATGAGAAAAGAGTAATTTTAGAATCCTTAGAATGGAGAGTTGCTAATCCAACTGCAAAAAATCTTAGTGTTAGGAAAAAAAGTATTAAGACTTATTTTCCATACCTTGATGATGAAGCAGTAAGGACAGTTCAATCTGCATTTCGTGCCAAATTTTACGATCATAAAGATGATACTGATTATGCAAGGTACTGGAATGAACCTGCTCTCTCTCAAGTTTTTTCTAGTATTGAAAAAACATCTAATGCAATTACAAAAGCATTATTTGATATAGACACTCCAGATGGTCTTGTTGCAAGGCAAGCTATTATGCCTGCAAATATAGACAACTTTATTGATGTAAATTATAATGGTCATGTTTTTAAAGGAAAACTTAAATCTCAAGACCATTTTTATGCTATAATTGATGCTGTCAGAAATTACTGATACATCCCCCGAATCCAATTTATCCGAGGTATCCAAATGGCATTTGCCGATCTTAAAAAACAATCCAAACTTGGTTCCCTGACCGCCAAACTGGTCAAGGAAGTCGAAAAAATGAATATAAGTGGTAGTTCTTCAGACGAACGTTTCTGGAAACTTGAGTGCGATAAAGCAAATAACGGTTATGCCGTCATTCGTTTCCTTCCTGCTCCCGATGGTGAAGATCTGCCTTTTGTGAAGGTTTATAGTCACGCATTTCAAGGTCCTGGTGGTTGGTTGATTGACCAGTGCCTGACCACCGTGAATCAGAAGTGTCCTGTGTGTGAGCACAACTCTGGTCTGTGGAACAATGGTACTGATGCTGGTAAAGAAGTCGCACGTAAGCAGAAGCGTAAACTGACTTATGTTTCTAACGTCTATGTGGTGAAGGATCCTGCTAATCCTGAAAATGAAGGTAAAGTCTTCCTGTTCAAGTATGGTAAGAAGATCTTTGACAAACTGACTGCTGCAATGCAACCTGAGTTTGAAGATGAAGAAGCAATCGATCCGTTTGACTTCTGGCAGGGTGCCAACTTCAAACTGAAGGCAAAGAACGTTGCTGGTTATCGTAACTATGATTCTAGTGAGTTTGCTCCTCAGGGTGCTCTGCTGGACGATGATGATGCACTTGAAGCAGTGTGGAAGAAGCAGTATTCTCTTGCTGAGTTTGTTGCTCCCGATCAGTTCAAGACTTATGAAGAACTGAAGGCACGTCTTGATTCTGTTCTTGGTGCCAAGTCTTCTGTTCGTCTTGATTCTGAAGAAGGTGAAGAGGAAGAATACACTCGTGGTTCTACCCGTGAACTGACTGAGGATCTTCGTGAGGAACTGTCTTCTCTGAAACCCACCCGCCGTGCTGCTGCGCCCGTGGAAGAGGATGAAGATGATGATGCACTTTCCTACTTCGCCCGCTTGGCAGAGGACTGATTAGGTGCTATAATGAGGGGAGCGACCTCCCCTCTTTTTTATGAAGTCTGATTATTATATTGAGAGGATTTCTAAAAAACAGGCAGAAGAACTACTCTTAGAATACCACTATCTCAAAGACATTTCAAAAGGATTCAAGTCTGGATACAATTACGGACTTTTCAAGAAGAATGATTTCAGTCCTTTGAATGTTGGTGGTCTTCTAGGAGTTTGTATTTTTACTGGATTGCCAGTTCCAGAGATCGCAAAAGGTGCTTTTGGATTAGAACGAAATGAGCAAGAAGGACTCTTTGAACTTTCGCGCCTCTGCATCCACCCAGACACACAATCTGTGGAGCATAATATCACTTCTTGGTTTGTTTCAAGATCGATTAGACAGTTACGGAAGGATACTGAAGTTAAAGCAATCATCTCTTACGCTGATAGTGATTTCCATAATGGTACAATCTATCGTGCTTGTAATTTTAAATATTGCGGACTCACAGACGCAAAGAAGGATTTCTACTATGCAGACGGAACTAAACACTCTAGAGGCAAAATTAAAGGTGCTGCAGGAGAATGGAAAGATCGCTCCCGCAAGCACCGATATGTGATGATTTTTGATAAAAATTTAAAATTAAAATGGTATTGAAACTTTAGTATTTTCAGTCTTTATTAATGTATCATTTATATATTGTGATGATCTATCATAAATCATCGCTTTTCTTGTATCATTAATAACTTGTTGCAAGTATCTTGGTTTTAATACGTAGATACTTCTTTTTTCATCATTCTTTCTCACTTCATACACATAATTACTTACACCTGTAATAGGATTTGGAATACGAATTACATCTTCTCCAAGAATAGTTGCATCATTTGTATAAAGAGTTCCATTTTCATAATAAGAAATTTTAAAGTCGGAGTCAACAATTTGACCTGCAGGAAGAATCAGTCTATCTTCCGAATCTCTAACCTCTTTAGTTTCATAATGATGAATTGCATTCAAATCATTGCCATAAATTGATTCTGCATAATCATAAACTTGCTTGTCAGAAAGTGGCCATTGATCTCTGAGTCTTGTAATTCCTGCAGATACGATGACTACCCAATCATATTGAGTGCTTCCATAAAGTTCTTGAGCAACTAATTCTGGTCTAGATCCATCTGCAATTTGATATTTGTCAAAAACAGTAAAAACATTTTGTAAATCGTCACGAAGTTTAACCCTACGGAAAAGATTCTTGACAAGCAAATACTGGTCAGATGAATTAGAATCTGATAAGAATGATTGGTATTCTAAATTTGGAAGTTCTCTGAAATAAGTCATCAGTATCCAACTCCTATGTCTGAATCTTTGTAATCCTCTGCATAAATTGGTGTCAGTTCTTGGAATTGTAAAATTAATTGCATATGAACTGGAGTTGCGTCAGCATATGTTGCATATTGTGCAGATCCATTATAATTAACACTCATTTGTGTTAAAGCACATGGTTTAAAACTGTGTAAGAATGGATGTTGTTTTCCTCCACTCATGTACTCTAATTTAAAAACATTTGGTGCTTTAACAAAAAGACCTCCACCATCTACTCCAGGTCTTCCTTTTTGAGGAGTCATATTTTTTTTCAAAGTTCGAATTATAGTTTTAACTGTATCTGATTCATTTTTATATCTTGGAACCATATCAAATGTAAAATTAAATGCTGGACGCA